CTGCATTGATGGGATTGTATCGTCTGAGAGTGGATGCCGCTATGCCAATAGAGTGCAGCGGATTTTGAATCCGCTGCCGCGATTATCAAAGGCCGCGCTTGCACAAGGCTTTGTCGCACAATCAACCGCTTAGCGGTTTACACCTGTTACACACAGCGCATTGGTCGCATGCAGTCTGCGACCAAAATGCGACCAGAGCGCCATCCTTGGCGACAGTCATCCAGCATACCCGCCCACTCAATCCCACTCAGTCGACCAGTCCAGCGTAAGCGGATCACTCCCCGCCACTACTGCGTCAACATGCTGAGCCTCCAGCGCGATTAGCCGCGCCCGGCGCTGGCCGATCTTGCGCAGCGCGTCCTCTACGTCGATTACGGGGTGGTTGGCGTGGTATTGGCCCTCGCTGTCTTTCCAGCTCGCGAACACCGTCATACCCGCATCGGCGGCGGCGGTGAGCGCTTCTTGCATCGCTTGGCGGTTTTCGGGGCTGCCGTCGTAGCGGATGCCGTTGAGCGTGACGCCGAGGGCTTCTGCTTTTTTGCGCTGGGCCTTTACCTGCGGCTCTACCTGGGCGCGCCGGTAGTCGATTAATTTAGCGGCATCGAAAAACGCGGTGTCGTCGCTCTCTGTTGTGCCGTACTGCACGTAAACGCCCGCATCGTGGGTACTCACGCCAGCGTCCTGGATGGCGTCGAGGCGCTGCTGCTGCTCAGGCGTGAGCGTTACGGTGTCGATGCGCAAATCAGAGAGGTGGCCGTGCTGGGCAATTAGTTGCTCAAAGTAGCGGCGGTCATCGCTGTAGTGCGTGCGCTCTACGTCGTTATCTAAAAAGCGGATGCGGTAGCTCATAAGGGTCATATCGTCGCGTAGCATGGTGTCCTCACATGGAAGCGTTGGTTGGCGAAATGGATGTAGCGGGTGCGCTGGCAGGCGTGGGCGATGAATCGATCGCACTCTGCGAGCTGCGCATAGCTGTACCAGCTGTTGAGCGACTGCAGCGCCTCGTTGGGCGTTAAGCGAAACGCGTGCAGCAGCCGATCAAACGCGCTTAGGCGTTTAATGATTCGGGATTTTACTTTTGAGGTTAGCGTGATGCGCGCCGGGGTGATGCGATACCCTAGCGCTTCTAGCCCTTGTTGCGGGCGCAGTGGGCGGATAAAGCATTTGCGGTCGGGAAACGTCAGGCGTATTACGTCGCGGCCAAAAGCGCGGATAGCCGCCAGCACGTCGCCCGCATTGGCTTTGCCGTCAACGATCATTATTAGATCGTCGGCATATCGCGCATAGTGGCGCACACCTAAGCGGCGCTTTATGTGTTGATCTATTTCATTCATCAGCACATTGGCGAGCAGTTGAGACGTTAAGTTTCCAAGCGGCAAGCCAACATTATTGGGCGAGCTATCAATAATCTTGTCCAATAGCGCGACCGTGTTAGTGCAGTTTATCTTTTTTCTTATAACCCCCTTAACAACATCGTGGTTAATGCTGTAAAAGAACTTTTGAACATCGGCTTTTATAATCCAGGGGTCGGCGTACTGTCTTGAAGCGCGGCGCATATATCGCTGAACTTGCTTTACCGCTTTATGGTTACCCTTGCCCCTTATGCAGGCGTAGCTATCAAATATGAACTTAGGCTCGTAAAAGTCGCGAAGCGTTTCATTGATGGCGTGCTGAACAATCTTGTCTCGATACCTGGGCGCATATATCACGCGCTCTTTAGGCTCAAAAACCACAAACTCTTCGTAATCTTCGGGCGTGTAATGGCCGGATGCTACTTCACGCCTTAGCCTTTCCAGGTTTTCCGTTTCGTTGGCAGCAAAGCGTATCGCGGCGGCTTTAAACTTAGGGCTGGATTTCTGAGTCTTTCGATAAGCGGCGTAAAAATTAGCCTCTGAAACAATGCGCTGAAACATTGTCATCCTTAAAAAAGCGAGGGCGCTAATACGATGAGTAGCGCCCTCTTACGGTTTTCTACCGAATGAACTTAATCACTGGCAGCAGACAAACACCCCCTTGCAGTGTGTTAAACACCAACATCTTCTCTTGCAAGCCGTAACCGGCAAGATGAAATAAACAGCAGGGCGGGCCGCCAACCGATGTTGCTATTCGCGTTCGACGCGGTATTGCGATTGAAGTTCGCCACGTCGTCATTGCCGCGGTTAGCGCGATTGGAGGAGTTACGGCGTTTGCCTGGGCCTGCTAGCAGACCGCATAAAGCCTATCAGAATTTTCTTAAGTTCGGTAATTTTGAGGTCAATCTGGGAAAAGAACCCGGCGCTGATATAGCGCTCGTTCCGGCTAAGCCGAAAAAGCGTTACTAAATTATTCATATACGCCGCCGCTTCTTGAAGCGCTGTTTTGCGCTTACTGGGCACCATTTTAGCCAACCCTAGCCGCTCAAGAAGATCCACAAAGCACTGCTTGATGTGCGCACATAGCGCAAATTTTTCAGCCTTAGGGTAGTTCTTGAAGGAAGGGTAAACCTGAAAGAACAGCGCTTCTGTCTTGGCGTAGAGAATGAGGCTGTCGCGTTCCACTATGCTTGTCCTTACGCTAAACGGGCGGGTCAAGCCCGCCCGCTACGCGGGTTAGTTGTTAGGGATTAGTTCCAAGGCGGGCCGCCAACCGAGGTAGCTAGTCGCGTTCGACGCGGTAACGCGATGGAAGTACGCCACGACGTCATCGCCGCGGCCAGCGCGAGTGGAGGAGAATGCCTCGCTCGTCTCTTGCGTCCAGCAGGCGCGACCATTGCCGCTGATATTCAGTTCTGCATTGTTGAAGCTTGCCCAGTTCGCGCCCACCTGGGGGCCGCCGTGGCGGTCTGCGCGCTGGCCGTCGGTGCCGTCGCTTGTCGGCACATCGGTATGCACGCGGTAGATCAAATCGTTCCACTCTGACCCGCCACCCACGTTCATTTGCACCATGTCGTCAGTGAAAAACAGCGGATCTGAATCTAGGAACGGGTCAGCATTGGCACCGGTCAGCAGCCGCACAATGAAGCGGCTGCCGCCATGCTCAACAGTGGTGTATTGATTCACCGGCGTGCCGCGTGGGTTTTTGCCGTTATCGTTGGTGCCGTAAACAATCCCGCGCGCATACAGGTGATCCCAGCTAACGGAGTGCATGAACGACTGTTTAGCAACAAACAGCACTTTGCCTTTTCGCGAAAACTTGAGCCAGCCCGCGCTACTGTTTTGCAATACGCCTTCGGTCACACCTAGCTCAAAGGCGAGGCGGTCGCCGCTGTAAAACTCCCCGGCTGAGACTTCGCCGAAGTAGCCCGCGCTCATATCGCCCGCGATCAGCTCTTGCGGCCCTGGGCCGTAGGCCAGCACGGCGCTGCCTGCGTTGCTGCCCACGTAGTACACAGACACAAATAGTTGTAAGCCCGTGCCGCTAGCAATAAATCGGTCGCCCGCTTCCAAGTTGAACGATTTTTCTAGCGCTACTTCGTCGGTGACCGACTTGGCGTTAAACACGGTGTGCGTGGTATTACTTGCCGCGTTGAAATATTTAAGCGTTAGGCTGCCGGTGCCGGTGCATAAAATGCTGTGCGCCGTGGCTTCGGTGCCCTGGGGCACGGTGAAGAGCGTTTGGTCAGTACCCGTCAGGGCGGCTGCGTGGGTTTTGAGCGCCATGGTGGCTCCTTAAAAAATGAGTGAAGTGAGTAGCGGGTCAGGGCGGGCGTTCAGCTTCATTAGCTCTTCTTGAGACGCCAACTTGAACAGCGGTTCGGCGGCGCCGTTGCTGTTGCGGTATAGCTGCAAATAGCCCGCCTCGGGCACCTTGAAATACTGATCAGCGGTAGTGGCGGCCAGCCCGAGCGCGACCGTGGCGTAGGTCGCGGATGCCTGCTGTGCAGAGGCGTCTGCCTGGGTCGCGGCGGCCGTGGCCGTAGCGGCGGCTTTTTCGGCATCGCCTTTGGCGCTCACCGCTTTAGCGCTGGCCTCATTCGTCGTCATGCGGTCAGCGCGTGCCTGCTGGGCGTTTTGCACCACTACGCCCATCATTGGCGGCAGGTTCATTAGGCACGGCACAAAGCGTTGGCGGTGCCCATCGTTGCCCAGCCCCGTAGTGGGGTTGTCGTCGTCTGAGTAGGTGTTGCCATCGCCCCCCAGCTCTACCGGAAATGTAACGCTAGCCATGGCGGCTCCTATAGAAAGTGCATCAACAATGGATCGGGACGGCTATCGACGTATCGCCGCAGGCTATACGCCTCACTGGCGGCAGCGCCTGCCGGGTCAAAGTCGCTAGCATCCGCACTGGCGGCGGTGCCTGCATCAGTGATTTCGCTGAGTGGGTGCGTATGCTGCGCGGCGGCTTTGCCCGCCAGCAATTGATC